AGGTCGCGTCGATACAAGATGATTGAACCGTGTATAAAGAGATACCTGTTGAGTCACATTCGTTCATCGCTAATTTACATAGAGCCGAACAGTTGGGAAACGGCTATATTTCTCCCAACCGCAAAAATGGTGTATAAAAAATAATGGCAGAACCCTTCGAATTTCCTGGTGTGTCTGAAGAAGTTGTGGTTAGCGCAACAAGGCTTCCACCAATTTTATCAAACATATACAATATTGATGCAGTTCGCTCTCAAAATTTATTAAGAAGTTGTAAATTTGCTGCGCAATTTACCAGTTTGCCACCATTCTTAGCATCATTTTTTCAAGGTGATTTTAAACGATTGACTTATCTTTGCGATTCTGTAGAATTTCCAGGACAAGTAATAACTGCAGTTGATTATAGAATACCAGGAACATTAAAAGTTAAAGTTCCATATGCTAGAGAAATAAATGAGGTAAATTTTAGTTTTTATTTTCCAAATGATTTACCGATCTACGATATAATGAATACTTGGATTCAAGAAATTTCTCCGACAACTAACGCCAATAAATATTTTGATAATATTAGGGGTCAGATTATTCTACACCAGTTCAAAGATACTGAAAGTTTCGGCAATCAAATTGGAACAAACATGAAAGTACAATTGGTTGATGCATATCCATTAAATGTGCAGTCCTTACCATCTAATTGGGCTGATGATGGGTTTCATAAAATTAATGTCAGTTTTTTCTTTAGAGATTTTAACGTGCTTTAACGATTGGAGTTATTATGCCATTACCAAAAATTGAGTTTCCTTTATTCGAAATTAAAATTGTTTCATTACCGAATCCCATCAAATTTAGACCATTCTTAGTAAAAGAAGAAAAATTACTATTGATGGCTTTACAGAGCGAGGACGAACAAACAATATTAAACACAATAAAACAGGTCATTAATAACTGTCTAGTTGAACCTATTGATATAGATTCTGTTCCAATTTTCGATTTGGAGTATTTGTTTTTAAACATTCGCGCCAGGTCCGTCGGGGAAATCGTTGACAGTGCTTATGTTTGTCGTAATGTTGTTGGCAAGGAAGAAAATGAAAACGGTGAAGAAGTTGAGTCACAATGCAAACATCTTATGAATGTAAAGATTAATCTGTTGGAGATACAACCACCAATTAATGACATTTCTAGTAAACTATATCTAACCAAAAATATTGGAATACAGTTAAAGTTTCCAACATTAGGAACATTTAGAAGTATTAAGAGTTTAATATTGTCTGAAGATCTAGAACAAGTTTATGATTTTATTTTCGATTGTACTGATTATGTATTTGATGAGCAAAATGTTTATTATACACATGAATCAACCATAGAGGAGTTTAAGCAATTTCTTGAATCATTAACACAGGAACAATTTGATCGTATCCTAGACTTTTTTAAAGATCTCCCAACTATTAAGAAAGAGCTCAAACATAAATGTGAAAAATGTGAATTTGAGCATAATCTTGTATTGGAGGGACTGTACGATTTTTTTACCTAACCTTCCGCGAAGGGTCATTGCGCGGATATTACAGCAATATGTTTACACTAACTCACCAATACAAATATACGCTGACAGAGTTAGAAAATATGTTGCCATGGGAACGCGATATGTATATTACAATGGTAAATAACTGGGTTAAAGAAGAAACTGATCGATTAAATAAAACTAAAATCGAATCAGAAGAAACAATGAAGAAATTGTTTAAAAATAAGAAACGATAATGTCATTAGTAGATCTTGCATCAAAAATATACACAGTTAAATCTAGAAAAAATTTATCTGCTAGTTCTGCATTTACATCATTAATCCGTGAAGACCTCGCTATGAGGTTTTCTGTGTTTAATATCACAAAGGCATTGACGGGTTCTGAATTTATTGCAACTATTTTACAATCAAAATATGGCAAACTAACACCAATACAAAGAGAAGAAGCAGCTGCAGAAAAAAAACAACTTTTAAAAGAAAAAAGATTTAAACAATTTACAGTTAATTCTATTGTAAATTTAAACAATAAAATTACCACATTAACTGCATTAACTGAAAAAAATACTGCTTTAATTTTAAATTTGTATAATGATCTCGGCTCTTTCAGAAACATAAGAAGAGACGAAATTAATAAAATTAGTAGTTTATCTGCAGTTAGAACTAAAATTAGATCTAGAACTGTTAAATATCAAATTGATCAAATACGAGATCAAATTAACCTATTACAAGAAGTAACTGTTGGTAGAAAAATTCCTCGAACGAGAAGAGCTAGACGAAACACACAAGAAACGCCAGGTGGAGTGTTGGGTGGTATTACCATACGAAAAGATGGTCGGATAATTTCTACGGCTACAAAAGATATAAATTTTACAGGTCGACATGTTCAAAAAGCAGAAAAAACTGGCATAAATTCTGTTGCTGTTGTCATAGAGCCAAGCCTTGTAGAAGACATTCTTAACATGGCGCAAACAGGAGGAAGAAGAGGTCCAGGAGGTCGAAGCGGTACGGCTTCAAAAATTTTAACAAAAATTAAAGATCTATTCACCCTTAAAAGAGTTGGTGTTGGTGCTGCAGGCACAGGAGCTGCATATATTGGATATGAAACCTTAAACACAGTAGCAGGAAAAATGCAGCAAGGAGCTGCAGAAATAACAGCAGCACAAGATGAAGCAGCATTAAAATATGGACTAAAGATTAAAAGAGGTAGAAGTGGTGCGGCTGCTGGTTTCGAAATAGATGGAAAACAATATGAAAAATTTGAGGATTTACCCCTAGAATACCAAAACATAGTTAATGCATATATTGTTCCAATCCGCAGTGGTGGACGTCCACCTGACACACGCAGTGGTTCAGCTAGATCCGCATTAAAAACCATAGAAGAAAACCGTTCTACATACAAGCTCCTAGAAACTGCTGAGGGAAGATCTCAAGTATTAGGATTACCACCACCAGCGTCAGATAATCAAGTACCTGTTGCAGCTGTTGCAGCCGCAGCTGCAGGTTCTGGTGGTAGCGGTGGCTCAACTAGAGGTGGTAGAAGAGGTAGAAGAAATACAACACCAACTGATTATGATACTTCTACTCCAAATGTTATTGATACTGTAAGCCCGAACAATCAAAAGTGGTTAACACGCGAGAATGAACTGCGCACTCGTTTAACTGATATGGTGCGTAATAAAAAAACACTTACTAGAGAACAAGCCAATAGAATATTAGATTATTATGACTCTATAAGAAATACATCAGGAAGTATACCAAGCGTAGATCAAATCATTCAAAATTCTGGAGTTTTGTCTAGGTTAGGAACTACTTTATCAGCAACTTCTGCACAATCAGCAGCAACCAATGGACAGACGAATGCAAACCCTCCACCAATTTCATCCGGAACTGTCGGTTCTGGTGAAGATATTGTTAAAATTGCAGCAACTGGTGTTGGTCTAAGTGAGCAGGATGCTGCTCGTGTAAGAGAATTTTTAGCGCAGGGTGGTATTTCAGTTACTGATCCTGCAACTGAAGCGTGGTGTGCATCCTATGTTAATTCTATATTGAGTAGAGCGGGATATAAAGGAAAAACAAAAGTTGCAAATAGTTTTCAAGCATGGGGTGCACCAGTAAGTGCATTTTCTCAAGTTAAAGCAGGAGATGTTGTTCTACAAACTAGAGGTCTGCCTGCTAGTAGCCCAGGAGGGCATGTTGGAATTGCCACTGGTAGATATGTTAATGGCAGAATAGAAATGATAGCAGGAAATACTGGTAGGGCTGGGGCTGGTGTAGTAAAGCAATATTTTGTTCCAACTACTGATGTTGTTGTTAGAAGAGCAACTGACAGAGAAAAACTATTGAATTTAGCCGGAAACACATCGCAACAATCTAGAGTTGCTGCCTTAACACAATCAGTTACAACTAGTACAACGGTAGCATCAACAAATGAAACCGCGACAGGCGCTGCAGCAATAGCATCATTAGCAACTTCCTCAGTTGCACCACCACCACAACAGATGGCTGCATATACAGCATCTAATCAACAACAATCATCTATGGGTGAAGTTGTTGGTTCTGCAGCATTAATTCAAGGCGAGACACTACAAAACAGTGTGGTATCATTAAACAATAGGATAAGTTCTTTGGAAGAAATAATACGCATGGATCGCGAAGATAAAAGTTTCCCAATAGTAAGAAATCAAGCAGAATTACAAACAGGATATGCATAAAAAAAGGGGACTATTTCTAGTCCCCCCAAACATCATCAATGATGATGTTTAATCTTTTGCTAACTTCTCAAAGAAAGCCATATCGTCATCATCGACGCTGACACTTTCAGCCGTCACTTTCTTGGCAGGAGCAGAACGAACAACAGGAGCATCAGCCTCCTCGTCATCAATCCGAGTAGCAGTTGCACCAGCAACGCCACCAGCACCAAGAACCTTGTTCAACTTTGCCTTCAGTTCGTCATAGGTCTTGAAGTTCTCAGGCTTCAAGAAATCCTTGAGCGAGTGAGCAGACTTCCAGACCTTTTCAATCTGGGCATCATCACCAGCGAACAATGGAGCAGCAGCCTCGAACTCTGACTTATCGTAGTTGCGATAGCCTTCGACCTGACGAATTTTGACCTTGAAGTTCGCACCCTTCCAAAAGTCAAACGGATTCAGCGGCGTCTCATCAGCAAACTGAGGCTCAAGTTTTTCCTTGACCTTATCAAAGATCTTCTTACCAAACTTATAGAGGAAAACCTTACCTTCGTTCTGCGGTCGCTTGGCGTCAGAGATGACAAGCACATTTGCGATGTATGTCAACTTGCGCTTCTGCTTACGAGCGATTTCCTTGTTTGCTTCGATGCCAGAGTTCCAAAGAACAGTGTTGTACTCAGAAACTGGATCGTTCTTGCCCATAGTAGTGAGAGAGTTCTCAATGTACCAACCACCTGGACCTTGGAAACCATGGGACCAGATTTGTACCCAAGGCAAACCATCTTCGCCGTCAACTGCTGGTGTATCGAGGAAGCGGATAACTGCGTATCCGTTGCCAGCAGCATCAACATCAGGTTGCCAAAAGCGATCATCTGCGCTCTTAGAACCGCCACCACCTGCTGAAGATTGCTCAACTGCCTTCTTCAACTTATCAAGGGACGAACCCTTCTTTAGATTTGATAAACTCATTTGTATTCTCCGTATAGCGTTGTATAAATTGTATTTTGCTTATCCACTTTCTTCATTACCATATTATTATATAGTATTCTGTTGAGCAAGTAAAGTTTCTTTTGTCAAGAGTTTATACTTGTCAACATTCACCGCAAGAAAAGCACCATACTTGCGCACCTTTCTTGACACTTTGGGATAGATGATATCATCTGAAATCTTCTTGTCCCAAATTCGAATAAAGTCGAAGATATTGTTTAGAATCACCATAGTTTCTATAGTCACTTCTTTTTGCATAAGAAGATTCAGTAATGGTGGAAATTGTCCATCTTCAACTTTAAATAAATTGTTAAATTCTTTAGGGTCTGGGCAGATCTTTTGTAGATCTTCCAAGTAAACCTTGCTCATCGAATCCGTGGTTCGTTTCCAATCCCTATAAGTTTCTTCAGCCTGGTCTTCAAGCAATGACTTGGTCCAATTATCGTCACTGTG